GAGCGATACTCAGTCATCACCTCCGTCAGTTGGTAGTTCATGTCCTCGCGCACGCGAGCGGCAGCTTCCTCCCGCAGGACGTCGATCGCGCCAACAATCTGGGTTTTCACAGGTCCCATCGCTGGGAACGTCTCCATCATGGACTCTGACTGGAAGCGCACAACGGATTCTGTCAGCATCGGGTGAAACACACCACAAGCACCTTGCCATGGTTCAGTCCTATCCTCGTACTTCAAACCTAACAACTTCAGACCATCAACGTATGTCTGAATCCAATCGCGACGATCGCCGGTGTCCTTGTCGAACTCCTCAATCAGGTCCATACCCAGCGTCTGCAATACGCCGTCGTCCATGAACTCCGCAAGGTTGGCGTCAAAGTCGTCTGCCGTACCTTCGGTCTCAGCGTCCAAGTGCTCGCCTTCCTCGCCGGGTTCGAGCTCCAACTCAATCTCGATGTCTGGCTGCTCGGCCAAATCAGAGAGGCCCATGGGCGCTGCGTATAAACCTTTTTCCATGTCGTGTCCTTACACTGTGTAGTACCGCTCTTTAGTGCGGCTTCGGAACCATTGAATATCTTCGGGCTCGTCTGATGGCAGACGTAAGAACCCACCTTGGCGGAACCTCATCAACGCCAAAGTTGTCGCGTCAACCAAGTCATCATGCTCGCATGCGGGGAACGCAGCTATCTCGTCAACGAGCTCTTCAGCCCAACGAGTCTTAGGAACCCAGACTTTCCCTGACGCAATTATGTCACTCACTGAGTTCAAGCGGGCAATTTTGTCTTGGCCTTTAGACGGTGTGTACTCCATGACTGGAATCCCCATCGCCCTGAGTTCGTAGATCAGGGGTGCACCTGTTGCCTTCTTCTCGATCAACAGACCATCCGGTTCGTAGTCGTTGTACTCCTTGAGCACATCTTTCTTTAGCTCCACCCATTCGACACGTTTCTTGTACGTGTTTAAAAGAATGATGTTTTTCGACTGATCCTTATGGTGCGTAAAAATGCCCCAAGTCGTACCGGCGGAGTAGTCAGCCCGCTGACTCTTCTCAAACGCGGTGTCCCATGTCTGAAGAATATATTCACACTGCGGCGGCTCATCCTCTTCCCACCACTGCCACCAGTCGCGCTTAACAATCGCGCTTTCATTACCCACAGGGTTCTGTTGATACTGCGCTTGCCATTTGGCATTTGGAAGTTCCTCTTGAAGAGCCGTCAGTTCACCCAACGACCAGAACTCTGGCCACAGGGGCTTGCCGCTAGGCAGAATCGCAGGGAACTCAATCACTTTCCACTGCTCACCACCACGTTGCGCAGCTGCCTTGAGCACCTGACCGGTCAAATCTCGCTGTGCCCAGCGCGTCATCACGATCACAATCGCTCCGCCCGGCTGCAAACGCTGACGCGGACCTGACGTGTACCACTCAGTCACCTTGTCGAACACATCTGCGTTGGTTGCGGCCATCGCCGCCTCTTGTTCTGAGTGCGGGTCGTCAATAATGAGCAAGTCAGCGCCCTTACCGGTCACCGTACCACCCACACCGATCGCAAAATAGTCACCATTCTTGCTGGTGTTCCACCGGCCAGCCGCTTTTGAGTCAGATCGCAGCTCCAAATTGGGGAAAAGGTCCCCATAAACCTCGGAATCCACCAAATTTCGCACTTTTCGACCAAAACCGACCGCCAATTCAGCAGTATTCGAGCTCTGAATCACCTTTTTGTGCGGAAAACGGCCCAGAAACCAAGCGGGCAGCAAGTAACTAGCGAACTCAGACTTGGTATGACGGGGTGGCATGTTGATGATGAGGCGTTTACACGTCCCATTGGCCACTTCCTCGAACGCTTTGGCCATAATCTTGTGGTGACGCCCGCCGATGAACTCCGGCCAGACCTTATCCACGAAGCCCATGAAGGTTTCACGAGCCTTTTCCTTATCCGCCAGCTCCTCACGGCGGGTCAGGTCGTCCAGCACCTTGGCTTTCTGAGCATCCGTCAGCTTATCTAGGTTGGCCAGCAGAGCTTTGAGCTCCGCGTCCATCTCCAGATGAGTTGTTTCACGCCGCGTCATGCTTGTCCTCAGCGGGCGTGACGGGGTGGGTGAGCAAATCTACTGTCTCGATGACGGGCACATCCTCAACTGGGTCCGGACCGAACTCCGCATCAATGTCAATGTCGATCGGGGTGACGTCCGTCACGCCTTGGGACATCAACATCTTACGGACCTTGTCCTTGATAGCCGCGTCCAAGTCCGACACATTGTTGTAGGTCACAGTAATCTCAGTCTTCTCGGAGAACAGACCCACGTCGCTGATCTTGCCCAGCATCTCTGTGGCCTTGATCTCAATCTTGGGGTCACCGCACGACGCAAGGTCCAGCAGTTTGTTCGTCACGACTTGGCGCAGCTGAGCCGCGTCTGCCACGTACTCATTGTTGTATTCACGCAACATATTGTTGATACGGTCTGCCACGGGCAAGCTGTATAACGTCGGCGGGTTAGCCAGATGTGAAGTGGATGAGCTTGGCTGCGTAGTGGTGTGAATCTTACGGGGCCTGCCTCGCCCGCGCTTTTCTGGCGGGGCGTCAGCTGTCATAGCCTGCTGGTATTGGGACTCGATCAAGGAGCTGAAGTCTTTGAAAATCTGGTCCGCGTGTTCTTGGGCTTCGGGTGCATCGCCCGCTTCGGCGCCTAGCCCTTTGAGCAGCTCGGCTGTGTTTGCTGCGATCTGCATGTTCTCGCGCAAAGTCGATGCCACCTCCGGAGTGAGGTCGTCCGGATACGGAATTGTCTTGTCAGGTTCTATCTGAATTGGCATAGAGGAAAGGAGGCACTCCATGTTGGGGGGTGTTGGAAGTCCGGGCCTGTAGCTCAATAGTGGGATTGAACTCCGAACTCCAACGGAGCGAACTATAGCAGAAGTATTGTGGTGTGGGCAACAGGAGGTTGGGACTCCTACCCGGGGGCCTGCGGCAGGCTGGCGTTAGCGCAAGCTTCCCCCAAAATTTTGGTACCCCCCCCCGGGGGGTCACGATTAAGAAGAGAAGGGGGGCACTTTTTAAATTGTTCTCATCTTATGTGCAAAACACTGTGTATGTATGCGGGACCCCCCTCGATGGGAGTTTGGGGGGTGCCAGTACGGTAGGGGTCGAGGTTTTCACTTTTGCCAACCCGTAGTCGGGGGAAGAGGCGAAATTTTTTTCCAGTCCGCTAGCATCGCGTGACGCTGACATAGCATAGCGGGCGCGTCTGACATAGCGTGCGGAGCGTGTGCGGTTTCCACCTATTCCCTACCAAACATTCATAATACAACTATGGAAACAAGGCAGACACCTTGTGTCCTGAGAAAACCGACAGATGTCGGATTGTTCTCGGCGATCATGCCAAATCATTCTTTTATATTGGAGAATCAAAATGTCTAAATCATCCGTTGTTGTTTCCGCTGTTGCCACTTCTACTGCTGACGCTGTGTTGTTCAATGGTGCGCCGATTGATGCGGGGTTTGTCGAAACCCTTGAGCAGTTGGGTCGTGACTATCAAGTGGCTGAGGATGCCAAGGCTAAGGCTGAGCGTTCGCTGTCCAAGTGTGACGTGGCGCTGTTCGATATGGTCAAGGGCTTGGCTTACGCTGAGTTCAAGATCGTGCGCGGTTACGTTGTCAATGGTCTGCGCGATAAGGGCTCGCCCTCTGACGAAGCGGCTGGCAAAACATGGGAACGTGCGATCAATCGTATCGGTTCCTCGTGTGGCTTTGAGCGCCCCAAGGCGACAAGCGAAGCGGCTGAGCGCATGGCGAAAAAGCGTGCTGAGCAGGCGAAGAAGTTTGAGGCTAAGTCTGACGGCGAGTTGCTCGAGTTGCGCTCTGAGTTAGCGGCTAAGGGTGACACAAAGTCATTGGCTGAGGCTCGCATAGTTGCCAAGGAATTGGAGACGCGTGCCAAGCCTGAGATTGACGCGGCTGACTCTGCCCGCAAAGCTGTGCGTGACAAACTGATCGCACGTGCCAAAGACCTGTGCAAAGCCTGTACCGCTGACGCTGACGAAAAGCTGATCGCGGCTCTGCAAGCCTTGTCTTAATCAACCCTGCCCGCTGTGCTTAGCATGGCGGGCTTTACCTTTATTGGAG